TGCGAGACACTTTTCTCTGGCGTTTATGTCAGAAAGAATGTGCCCGGCTTGATTGCGATACTAAGTATGAATGGATTAGCGACATAGGAGATTATAATGAGTTGGCTTAAAAAATTATGGAATTGGATAGTGCGTAAAACTTCTACCGCACCTAAGCTTGCGGTTGTTGAGGAAGAGCCAGTGGCTACTGAAGAGCCAACACCCGTGGAAGTCGAAGAAGAAGAAGGTTGCGTCGGAGATTTGTTTTATCGTATTTGCCGTCAAGCAAAAGTGGGGCATCATGAACTTGTTAAAAATGGAATTGTTGAAGCTTTTGAAAGTTGGTATGATGGAGATTGCGACGAGCAAAGTATCCTAAACTCCATACAACAGTTTAAGGTAGAACACCCTGGGGTGATAGCAGCAAAATTAGCGAGGCTGTAGTCGAATGAAAATATCGAAATCTAGGCTTAAAAAAATCATTATAGAAGAAATAGAACTTGCCTCGTTACAGGGCGAAGTGGATGCTATCTATAATATTATTTCTAAAGAAATCGATAAAATACCTCTTGAAGCACAAGGGGTTATCTGGTCTGCTATTATGTCAAAAATAGCAGAAGAGGCTAAATCAGAAGATGATATCGAAGAAGTATCTTCAGAAAAGCAACGACGTTGGGCATGCGCTCAAAAAGACAAATCTGCATCTGAAAGAGCCCCGGGCTTATCTGCTGCGGAAGCGGAAGAGATGTGTAAATCTAAAGTAGAGGAAGAAGGCTGCGCAACAAAACCAGATTCAGTACGCATAATTAAAGTGAGGAAAAAATGACAGCAAAAGCACAAGCATTTATGGATACATGGCTTGCGAAACTTACATCCCGCAAGCTAATGGTATGGCTAACTGCCACAGGATTAACTTTAGCGGGACACGTAACAAGTGAGGATTGGGTGATTATTTCAGCAATTTACATCGGCGGACAGACTGTAATTGACGGAATCTCCAGACTCAGAGGGTACAATGCTTAAAGCAAAAATTTTAGATTTTATTCTCAAAAATTGGAAGGCAATATTAATCATATTGCTTTTGGTTGTTTTAGCTCTTAAAAATCAAAGAGATTACAATCTCATGCAAAAAGCATATGAGACACAAAACGAGTCTCACCAAGCGCAGATCGAAGGCTTAAAAGAAATACACAAGAAAGAGATTCGTGAAAAACAAAAATTGATGGAAAGTCATCTGGAATCCATAGCTGCAATTGAAGAAGACTACGAAGATGCGCTAGAGATGATTGACGAATTAAGAGAAGATAAGAAAGGTAAATATAGAAACAAATTTAATAGTGATCGAGAACAACTAATTAAAGATATAGAAGAGAAGTTTGGTATTCAGTATGTTCCTTAATCTTTTGCTAATGTTGACAATGGCTGTCGGAGCAACTGAGCCGGCGAAGTTTACAGTTTTAGAATATAAAGCACCCGCACCGTTTGCAGGTGTATTGTTCGATGAATACGCCATGGCACAAATTATGGCAGACTATGATATTTTAAAGTATTCTTGCGATATAAGAACAGAATATCAATTAAAGATTCAAAAAGAAGAATATGAATTTAAATTAGAGAATATGAGAATAGAACACAAAGCCTTAACAGATGAGTACGATTTGTTTATAATGCAGAAAGATAAAGAAATCGATCTATTGGCTAAAGCACTAAAAAAAACTTCACCCCGGCACAAATGGTTATATTTTGCTGGTGGGATCCTAGTTGGTACTGCGGCATCATATGGAGCATATAGAGCATTTAATGAGTAAGAAAGATTCAAACCAGATTGCAGCGATCGAAAAAGCAATCACAGAAAAATATGGAAAAGAGGCGGTTGAAAACCCGCGTTCAAAATGGAATGAAGAAAAAGAAAAAGAATACTTGCAACAGATGTCCGAGTTTTATAGTAAAATTAAAAGAAATGAATCGCAAGAAGAGAAAATTGATATAAATGGTATAAAGGTTACGAAAAAACTACTTAATAGAGAATCTTTAAAGTGTTGTCCAGTCTGCGGAAGTTTTCCAAAGAAATCTATGGATGATGTCTGCCTAATCAAATATGAATGTTGCAGCAAATGTTATATTCAATATGTGGAAGGCAGAGAGGAAAGATGGACAGAAGGTTGGAGACCTAACTAAAAAAGGAAACAAAAATGGCAACAGTTTATGAAATAATTCAAGGCTTATCACAAGCCGCAGCAAATGCTTATGATGGTGCTTTGGGGGAAGATATGTCTCCGGTATCCGTCGGCGCTCTCCGAAGAGAGGAAGGTAATGCACTTATTGATGAAAGAGTGATGGATGGATTTAACGTGAAGTTTGAAGGCAATATGATGTGCTTGTCATATCACTCTGAGGTTCAATTAAAAGAGGTTTATGCTGGAGGATTCGAAGAAGAGATGGATCAGAGAATCACAGACATAGCCGGCTGGCTAAAGAAAGAATACAGAAAAGTTACAGGAGAGTCAGTCACCCTAACACAAGAAGGTGAGTGTGATGTGATGGTGCAAAATTCTTCACGTGTCCGAAGCTGGGTTCAAGCCAAAAAACATTATCGTGTCGGCGGCTTGGACGAAGCCATGAATGATGACAATAGAGGCTCAAAACCACAACCAGAATCAAATTGGAAAAGCTTTATGGAACAAGGCGGCTGGGATGGATCCGGTGGAAAACGCCCAAGCAATGACACCAGGAAGAAATAGCAATGAAAATTTCACAAGCAGAATTAAGGCGCATAGTCGTTGAAGAATATATCAAAGAAGAGGGCTTGGAAGAAAGTCAGGCTGCTCAAGATCTTTTGAGACAAATTCTTGGTGATGAGGAATATGAACGACGCCAAGCTCTTAAGAATCGTGGCTCACGCGGAGGAGACACTGCCCCGATGGAAAAACCACATCAAGCTGCATCGGATACTATGGCTCTCGACACCGGTGATGATCCAGCCCCCAGTTCTGAAAACTTAGAAGATCAAATATCTAATTTGGTGAAAGGAATGCAACCAGATGATGTGGCTGATTTATTTCAAGCCGTGTTTGCTAGAATCCCTGGTGTTGAAATGGGTGACGCAGAAGAAGAACCTGAAACGCTATATTCGCCCGGTGCTGAAGGGCGTCCACAAATTAGCCTCGGACCTTTAAGAGAAGCAGTTTTCCAGAAGATTGTGGAAATGGGCTCATATGGGCTTCGATCGATGGCTGGAATTCCTGGCGCCCGAGACGAAGAGGAAGAAGTCGATGAGGGCGAGTACCGCGATATGGAAGACGAGGGCGAGATGTATGATGCCCTAGATCCCCACGGTTTTGATAAGATGTCAGATGCAGAATTAATAGAAATGGCAGAAAAAGAGGGAATAGAAGAGATCTTGGTTGTTGATCTTGAAGGAGATCTTGCCAATCGAGAAGAAGTAATAGCGGCACTGAAAAATGTATGAGCTTCCAGTTAGACAAAAAACAAAAAGTAAAAGAAATAATTAAATGTGGTAAAGATCCATCTTACTTTTTAAAAACATATGCAAGAATTTCTCACCCCATGCACGGGTTAATTCTTTTTGATACGTATGATTTCCAAGATACTCTCTTGACTGATTTTAATGATTATCGTTTTAATGTAATTTTAAAAGCGCGCCAATTAGGAATATCAACAATTACAGCAGGTTACATTGTTTGGCTAATGTTGTTTCATAGAGATAAATCAATTTTAGTTATGGCAACTAAATTTGCAACTGCTGGAAACCTCGTTAAAAAAGTTAAAAACATAATGCGAAATATTCCAGAGTGGCTTAGTATAGCGACAATTTCTGTTGACAATAGAACTTCTTTTGAATTATCAAACGGCTCCTCTATCAAGGCAGCTTCTACTTCTGGAGATGCCGGACGTTCAGAGGCGTTGTCTCTTTTGGTGCTCGATGAGGCAGCACACATCGAGGGACTTGAAGAGTTGTGGACTGGGTTGTATCCCACACTGTCAACTGGTGGGCGGTGTATAGCTTTGTCTACTCCAAATGGCGTAGGAAACTGGTTTCATAAAACGTGCACAGACGCTGACTCTGGTGCCAATAACTTTAATTTAACTACTCTTCCATGGGACGTGCATCCCGATAGAGATGAGGAATGGTACAAGAAAGAAACTAAGAATATGTCCAAGCGACAAATTGCACAAGAGCTAGAATGTAACTTCAACACGTCTGGTGAAACTGTCATTGATCCTGAATGTATGGAGTGGTTATTGTCGAATGTTTGCGAGCCTAAACACAGAACAGGGTTTGATAGAAATTTTTGGATATGGGAAGAGTTCGATCCTTCGTGCAATTATCTCATGGTAGCTGATGTTGCTCGTGGTGATGGTGCAGATTATTCAACGTTTCACATTATTAAGCTTGAAACTTTAGAGGTTGTAGGTGAGTATCAAGGCAAGCCAACGCTAGATATGTACGCTAATATATTAAATCAAGTTGGTAGAGAATATGGGGGATGCATGTTGGTTGTAGAAAATAACAATATTGGCTATTCTATTCTAGATAAGCTTGTAGAGCACGGATATCCTAATATATATTATTCAATTAAATCAACTCACGAATACATTGAACAACATCAAGCCGAATACAGATCGACTGCAGTTCCAGGATTTACCACATCAATGAAGACACGCCCCTTGATAATTGCAAAACTAGAAGAATTCATAAGAAACAAACTAATTAAGGTGTACTCATCTCGCACAGTTAACGAAATGAAGACTTTTATTTGGAGGAATGGTAAGCCACAAGCAATGAAGGGGTATCATGATGACTTAATCATGGCACTTGCGATCGCATGCTGGGTTAGAGATACAGCATTACAGGCAAACGCAAGAGAATTAAATTATCAAAAAGCTTATGCAAATTCAATATATACCTCAAGAACAACGATGAATACACAAATAGCTGGGCAAGAGGGCTACAAAAAGAACAATATGTTTGATAAAATGGATTCAGCAAAAAAGATGTATAATCAGTATAAGTGGATTATAAAGTGAGAAAATAAATGGCAGATAAAAATTCAAGAAATACTCAATCACAACTTTTTAAGGCTCTAACGCGCCTTTTTTCTGGACCTATTGTAAATTACAGATCTCAGACAGGAAGAAAAATTCGTCGCCAACACCTAGACAAATTTTCTAGCAGATTTAAGTCAGCATCTGGGCAACAGTTTAAGAAGTCACTCTATAACCCGCTTGACACCATTGCAGCAAATGCAATGCAAAACCAACGCAGAGTTGAGCGTTATGTCGATTTTGATCAAATGGAGTATACCCCCGAGATTGCATCTTCCCTGGATATATATGCCGACGAGATGACAACCTATTCTGATTTGCGTCCTATGTTAAGCGTACGCTGCCCAAATGAAGAAATCAAAGCTGTTTTGGAAAACCTTTATTCTAAAATTTTGAACATTGATTATAACTTGTTTGGCTGGGCGCGTACCATGTGTAAATATGGCGACTTCTTCTTATATCTGGACATTGACGATAAATTTGGAGTCCAATCAGTTATTTCCTTGCCGATATCAGAGATTGAAAGATTAGAAGGAAAGGACGCAACAAACCCAAACTATGTCCAATATCAGTGGAACTCTGCTGGAATGACATTTGAAAACTGGCAGATCGCGCATTTTCGAGTTTTAGGCAATGATAAACACTCGCCGTACGGAACTTCTATTTTAGATCCTGCTCGTAGAATATTTAGACAACTTATATTGCTTGAAGACGCTATGATGGCTTATAGGGTTATTAGATCATCTGAACGTCGAGTGTTCAAGATTGATGTGGGATCTATTCCTCCGCAAGATGTGGAGCAATACATGGAGAAAATTGTAACCCAACTAAAAAGACACTCAGTAGTAGATCCAACTAGCGGCAGGGTGGACTTAAGATATAATCCAATGTCAATTGAAGAGGATTACTTTATACCTGTTCGCCCCGGTTCCGTAACAGATATTCAGAATCTTGCTGCCGGGCAAAATACAACAGCGATTGATGATGTTAAATATCTTCGCGATAAACTCTTTTCCGCGCTAAAAATTCCCCAAGCATATCTTGCAATGGGTGAAGGTGCTGCAGAAGACAAAACAACACTTGCTCAAAAAGACGTTCGATTTGCGAGAACTATACAAAGATTACAAAGAGTTATTACTGCTGAGCTTGAAAAAATTGGCATCATTCATCTTTATACACTCGGATTCCGCGGCGACGATTTAATCAGTTTTCAGACAGTTCTCAACAATCCATCAAAAATCGCCGAGCTTCAGGAGATTGAGCATTGGAAAGCGAAGTTCGATATTGCAGCATCAGCGACAGAGGGATATTTCTCACGTCGATGGGTTGCTGATAATATTTTTGGACTATCGCACGAAGAGTTTTTACGCAATCAAAGAGAAATGTATTACGATCGCAAACATGATGCTGCCTTACAAGCTGTTGCAGAAGCTGCCGCCGCTGGAGAGGTTGGTGGTGGATTGGGTGGTGATCTTGGCGGCGAACTAGGGGATGATCTAGGTGGAGACTTGGATGCAGATCTTGGTGGCGATTTAGCCGGCGACTTGGCATCCGGCGGAGAAGAAATGCCCGCAGGCGATGCAGATGCTGGCGCCGATGACGATGACTCACCACTTTTAGCGGTTCCCCCTGGATCTAGAAATTCTCCAAGACTTCATGGTGGAGAAAATAGTAAAGGCAAAAAATTGTATTTTCCAAAGAAGGTAGATCGTCGCGATGCCGGCGCCAGAACTCGACATATGCATGGGTTAACTAATATGGAAAAACGTGGAAGATCCGCTCGCGCCAAAAATCCCGGTGCTGAGATTGCGAGTATCCCGAGTATGCTACCATTGGCAAAAGGAATCACAGAAAGTGATTATCCCTCCGGAGAACCTATTTATACTTTGAAGGATGCTAACGAAGAGCAACTTCTTTTTGAAGTGAATGATTCTCTTCATGGCTTAATCAATCTTTTAGAAGCTAAAGACAAATTAATTACGGAGCAAGAAAATGAAGACTAGATATAATAAGAAGCGAAACACAGCGTTTGTATATGAAGCATTGATTCGAGAAGGAACATCGGCAATACTCCAAAAAGATAGTGAACGTCGCGACAAAGTTATTTCAATTATTAAAGAGCACTTCAAGCCAGGAACAATTTTGAGGAAAGATTTGGAATGCTACCAGTCGTTATATAAAAATCAATCTGCCGATAAAGAAGACTGTAGAAATATCATAAAAGAGGCGCGCCTTCAAAAGAGTTATTTAAATCCAGAAGTTTTATTTAAAGAGCAGACTTCTCTTATTCATTCTATTAATAAAGAAATTGAATCAAGTGTTTTTGATAATTTTGTTCCAAATTATAAGTCCTTAGCTAACATTTACCAGATGTTTTCTTTTTCTTCTGCGCCCAAAGAAAAGGTTCTTTTGGAAAAAGCAGTTGTAGAAGATATGCTGATTTCTGAATTAGAAACCGCCGATGTAGAAAGTCATATTGATGATCTTGTTGTTGAATCTTTTGTAAAAAAGTTTAATGAGAAATATGAAGGAACACTTTTACAAGAGCAAAAAACTCTTTTAAATCTTTATATCAAATCTTTTGTAGATAATTCCCTTGAATTTAAAATTTACTTAAATGAAGAAATATCACGCTTAAGAGAAAATATTGAAAATGCAAAAACTCAAGAAGATATAGTACAAGATTCAGAAATGACAGATAAGACAAACCAAGTCATCGCAAAATTAGATAGTTTTCGCGATACTGAGATAAACGAAAATATTATTCTTACTGTTTTAAGAATACAATCACTTTGTAAGGAAACCGAACAAGATGGCAGTATTAATTAAAATAGGCGAAAAGGCTAATGAGAAAAAAGTTAGACTAGAGATCGATGCTCGAAAAAGTCTTGCAGGGGATATAATGATATTTGATCACGGAGATATAGATATTGTATTATCTCCTGGCACAAAAAAAATCGTAGCGTTCCCAAAAGAAAACATGTCAGATTTAGTATATGGAGCACAAAATCGGTTGATGTCACATTTAATTAAAAAGGGAATCTTAACCCCAGAGTCAGTGCAAGCCGGAGCTTTTTACGGTGCCATTGAAGGCGCGATACAAGAATCTGCAGATCCAAATGTAAGTGCACCGAAGTTAGCTCTTATTAACATTTCTCAGTTTATAGAAGAAGAGCGTCCATATTTTGAAAATATGGAAGCCATTGTATCAATGGAAGACGATGAGCTGATACACCCGGACAAAGAAGATTCGACAGAATTGGGAGAGGTACCGCAGTCTTCAAACCAAGGCTCGCTTAGTAATCGATACATTAGAGATCCTTACGCCTTGGACTACATGTACACATTTGAATAGAGGAAACATGGAACTACTAACATTTATACTTGCCGCTTACGGGCTCACGCAAGTTTTAGTGTACGGAAAAATATTTAATAGCATTAGACCCACCGAAGGTAAGCTTGGAGAGCTGTTTAGCTGTCCAATGTGTGTTGGATTTCACGTGGGTTGGTTTTTAATGCTACTTTCTCCGTTCACGGAACTATTTAATTTTGACGTTTCTGTAGCTAACTTCTTTTTACTAGGATGGTTATCATCAGGAACCTCATACATCTTAAACATGGTTTTTGGAGATGAAGGAATAAAACATGAACACAAACATATGGACACAAAAGTGGATGCTCCAACCAGTTAGACATTGCTGTAAAGGGAGTTAGCTACAATGAAAATAACAGAATCAGAAATTAAACAGATTATCGATGAAGAAATTCAGGCGATGATTGAATCTGGCGAAATCGACGAGGGTATCCTCGATCGACTTAAAGCCCGAGCATCTGGCGTTGGAACGAAATTAAAAGGCGCCGGTAGAGGCGCAATACAAAAGGGACTCGGAGCCATTGCATCCGCTGCTGGTGAAGACGAAATGGCTCAAACAATGAGAGACAGAGCCGCGGCAACTAAAGCCGGCACAGCAGACAAGGCACTAGCGAAGAGAACATTATCTATTTTGCAATCCCACTTGAAGTCGCTTGCTAAAGATCTTGAAAAACTTGGACTCGATACAGATTCAGCTGGAATCAAGCAAGCTCTGAGTGGGCTGCAACGCGCCGTCGCTACTCAATCACTTAATCGTCGCGCTGGAGCGGCAGAATAATGTCCAAAAAGCTACTGAGAGAATATTACGCTTTATGTGATGGCGGCGTTTGTCAGGATCTTCTAACTGAGGAAGAGAAGCGTTATGTTACTGACGGCGGTATGATTCTTTCGGGTATCATGCAAATGACAGAAACACAAAACGGCAATGGCAGAGTATATCAGCACAGCACAATGGTGCGAGAGGTTAAGAACTATCAAAAACTTGTCAAAGAAAATCGTGCTCTTGGGGAATTAGATCACCCAGACGATTCAGTTATCAATCTTAAAAATGCATCCCATATGGTTACAGAGATATGGATGGATGGCAAGAATGTGATGGGTAAAATTAAAGTACTTGAAACACCATCTGGAAAAATACTCAAAGAGCTTGTAAATGGTGGAGTTACTGTTGGAGTATCTTCTAGAGGCATGGGCTCTGTGCGTGAAGATAAGGGCAAAACCATTGTTGAAGACGACTTTCAGTTGATCTGCTTTGACATGGTTTCAGAACCCTCCACTCCTGGCGCCTTTATGATGAGAGAAGCAAAAGATTTAAACGAGTCGAAGATGTTTACTCGCGCTGATAGAATTAACAGATTATTAAATGAGGTTTTAGATGAAGAAAAGTGATTTAAAGAAAATCATTAAACCACTTGTCAAAGAGTGTATTAACGAGGTATTAATAGAGGAAGGTGTTTTATCTAATATTGTTTCTGAGGTTGCCCGCGGGATGAATCAAAGCAATATTGTTGTTGAAAGCGCTCCGCCACCAAAGCCTGTACGATCTCCAATACAACAACAACCTGCCGATTTGACAGAAAAGCGAAGGAAGCTAATGGATGCTATTGGGAACGATGCTTATAACGGAGTTAATTTGTTTGAAGATACGCAGCCAATGACGGGATATGAATCCGCGGAACCTAAAGCCGGCGCCGTAGATTTGGGAGATCCTAGAGATCCTGGTGTTGATATTAGCTCTATAATGGGTGGCGCCTCACGCATGTGGGAGGCAATGAAGTAAAGATGCCTAAAAAGAAAGCAAACGTATTGGTTACTTCAAAAGAATGCCGCGGCAATCATGAGAGAATGATTAGAAGATTTATTAAAAAAACTAAAAAAGAAAGAATAGTAGAACAAATTAAAGACAGAAAATATTACAAAAAACCATCAATTAAAAAAAGAGAAGAAAGAGCAAAAGCAGAGCGCCGCAGGCGTCGTGAAGAATTAAAAAAACAAAGAGCGCAAGAACGCCGTAACAAAAAAAGAAGATAATTACCTAATTAAATGGAGAATTTAAAATGGCAGACAAAAACTTTACACCCTCGTGGAATTCTAGAGTAGGGCTAAACTATACTCCAGCATATGAGGTTTCTGGTATACCCTTTGCAAGAGGTGGGATTAATTGCAACCAAGGCTCGGCTGTCAAAATAGAGTTTCCGTCTGTTACTAGGTGGATAATAATTATTAATCACGGTAATGCCCTACTCGGCAACCGAGATGTTAAAGTCGCCTTTTCTGAAGCTGGCCTTTCAAGTAAAAACTTTTTTATAGTGCCAAGAGTGACAATAACGCCTAATCGTGGAACATTTCCAATCACCCAGCGACTAGAAGTAAAAGTTTCTGAAATATGGCTGCAAGGTTCCGAGAACGTCGACGTCATAGCTGGTTTGACGAGAATTGTACCAGCAAGCGTATCCACATCAGCCGGCGCAAGTTGGAAAGGCAGTACTGGTGTTGGATAAATAAAAAGCAACTATTTATCATTAAACAAAATGGAGATTTAAAATGGCAGATGAAAAAAACTTTACACCCTCCTGGCATATTCGGTCAGCTGGGCTTAACCACGCGCCGGCGTATCAAGTAAGTGGAATTCCGTTCGCTAGCGGATCTATTAATTGTCTCGCCGGCCCAAACAGAATAGACTTCCCGTCGGTGACTAGGTGGGTTATGGTAATAAACAACGACACCGCCGGCGGGCGAGAAGTTAAAGTCGGATTCTCAGAAAGAGGTATTACGGAATCAGATGCGCCATACTTTTTTCTAGTTCCAAATCGTGGCGGTGCGCCAGGACTTTATCCAAATTCAGGTCGCTTAGAGTTAAAAGTAACCGAACTTTGGATCCAAGGCTCCAGCAATGTGGATATAGTTGCCGGTTTGACAACAATCAGCAAAGACAAGGTTACTACCGAAACAGGCACTAGCTGGTCTGGCTCCATAGGTGTAGGATAGAGAGATGCCATCATTTGGTTGGGCATATGTACGATGCACCGGTTCTGCTAGTGGTGCTGCTTTCGGGCCGACAGGCTCCGTGCAATTTATGTCGGGCGCTGGTAGCACTTCCGGCTCCGCAAATTTTATGTACCACACAGCAGCGTATGGCACATTCCCAGCAAATACTCTCATTTTAACTGGCACACTTGTTGTCAATGGCGCTGTTTCTGCCAGTCATTACCATATTGACAACATAACAGAGATCGATGCTACCGGTTCAACATTCTTTGGTGACACCAATAATGATCGACACATAAGAACAGGAAGTTTAGAGGTAGCCAAGGTTGACGGAACAATGATTCTTCGGGCTGATAATACTACCGAAACAGTCAGTGTCCGCGGGTTTAAGGGGATGTATACGGCAGTTAATTCAGCCAAGGTAACAGCTAGTGTACCAAGTTATATTTTAGGGGTTACACTTAATAACAATGTCGAGATTAATATACCGGCTGCAGCTACATATGGTGCTGGTGCTGTTTTGATTGTAAAAGATGAAGTTGTTGGAAGAGGTGGCACAAACATTCGACTTACTTGCTCAGCAGGATATAACATTGACAATAGTAGCTTTTATATTTTAACAGGATCCAATCCGGCGATTAGTTTATATTCAAACGGTAGCAATTGGTTTGTCTTCTAATTAAGTAAGGGAGGCGCCCAATGGCATACAATAATTTATCAGGAACTGTTTTTCTTCCAGACAAATTAACCACTCGGCTTAATTTAGCCAGTGGTTCTATTATTTCAGGTAATTTAGATTACTCTGACGGCTCCAACATCACTAACATTCCACGTTTATCAAACGCTACCAACAATGCACTTGTTACCAATGTGGGCGGGGATGCTAACTCTCTTACGTGCGAGAGCAATTTAACTTTTGATGGAAACATTCTAAGAATAAACGCCGGCATTGAGCATGTACGAAAATTTGTTAATGAAAACTATACTATTACAACATCAGATTTTTTTATAGGCGCCGATTCTAGCAACGGTGTATTACAAATAACTTTGCCGGCAGCATCTTCGACATCGAGTGGACAAACGTTTGTCATAAAGGATGAAGGAGGCGCTGCAGCAAATAATAACATCACCGTTGTGGCTCCCGGAAGCGACACAATCGACGGCATAAATTCAGTAGTTTTGAAGTCGCCCTTTGCATCTATTCAGCTTTATTGTAACGGGACAAATAAATACTTTATCTACTAAGTTTAGTACCGATGAGTACGTACTATTTAAAAGCAAGCATAGATATACATTTGTGCTTAAATATGGATAGGTGTATGCCATCCATGCCTAAATATAAAACTATAATATGGAGGGTTTTTAAACATGGCTTATAAATTTCAAGTAGGACCTGCTATTGTCAGCGGATCACTTACTCGCTCTGGTAGCCTCATTGTCAAAAATGATCAAGGCGCAGAAGTAGGTAGTCTTCTGAAAACTGGTGTCCTTTCCGCGTCTAGTGACGCAACTTTCAAAGGTGGCTTAGTCATCGGTGGAGCATATGGTATCTCCCAAAGTGGGCAGTTAACTGCGTCTGCTTTCGCAGCTAACTGGACTAACGCTGGTCGTACCGTCGCCGATCTCGGTATTGTTACTACTGTTGACATCAACGGTGGTACAATTGATGGTGCTACTATCGCTACCAGTGATATCACTGTTGGCGCTGGCAAGACTCTTAATGTCTCTGCTGGTACTCTTACCACTTCGGCTGCTCAAGATCTTGCTGCTTTGTCTCGCGGTATCTCTAACAACGATTCAAACCAAGACTTTGGTGCTTTCGACGTTCGTGCTCAAACACTTACTGCTGATAGCTTAGTTTCTGGTAGTGTGCTTCTTGCTGGTGCTAACGGAGTAATAAAAGATGACAGTGATCTTTCCTTCGCTTCTACCGGCGAAGGTGGCGTTCTTACCGGTAAAATTATGTCCGCTTCTGTTGGCGGTTCCTTCCGTGCTGGTGGCGCATCGCAATTCGGGTTCAATTCCGCTGGTGCCGGTACGTTCTCTAGCCTTTCGGCTTCTAGCACTTTGCTCGTCGTTGGTAATGCAATCTTCGAAGCTAACTTGCAAATGTCTGGCAACTTCCAAGCTGATGGCTCTGTCATCAACTTCCCTGGTGTCTCTGCTGCTGCAGTTGGTGCAACCGACTTGTTCGTGGCTCTTGATGCAAGTACAAAAGACATGAAGATCCGCACTCGTACCGACGTTGCTTCTGATTTGGCTGGTGTTGGTCTTGGTGCTGCATCTGGTGTTCTTGCTCTCGATCTTAACGAGTTGAGCGCTGCGGTTGCTAACGTCGCTAACGATAGTATTGCTATTATCGACGCTGATGATTCTAACCAATCTAAGAAAGAAAGCATTGCTGATCTTGTGAACAGCATCGCTGGTACCGGTATTACTGCTACTAACGGTGTTATGTCTGTTGACACCACTGGTGGTGACAGTATGTCTGCTGCTGCTATTGCAGATGGCGGAACTGTTGCAGTCGGTCTTAACTTCTTTGCGGCTCTTAGTGATAATGCTTCGGTTACGCTTCCAGCGAACCCTGCTGCTGGTGATGTTTGCGTCATCAAGGCACACACAATCGCGGACACCAAGGCTGTCACAATCAACCGCGGACACGCCAACCAAAGTATTGATGGACTTGCTTCACTTGTGTTGCGTTCATCTTACGGTGCAGTAACTCTTATTGCTGCTACGGCTGGTAACTCTTGCGATTGGCGAATCGCCTAATCAATCTTTCCGATATTTCATATTGGAATCTTTTGGATGCCCTCCCTGTGGGGGCATCCTTTTTTATGACTATTTACAGATATAAATCTATTTATTGAGAAGGGTAAGATATGGCATACAATGTATTAAAAGGAAAAGTAGACGGCTCTGTTGATCAGCATGCCGATCAGGAAATTGATGGCGTTAAGATTTTTAAGAGCGCAATAAGTGCTAGTGTATTTTATGATACTGATGCCCAAAGCCCCTGTGCAACTTTAAAAGATGTTGTAGTTAAAAAAATTAAAAGCCAAAGTGTTGGCGGTATTATGGTGTGGGATGGTAATGGTGAAGTTGCCACAAATCGAAAATTAAGGTTTAACGGAGACACTTTAACAACTTACAATTTAATAGCGCACACTCTAAGAGGCTCAGCCACCGGGCTAACAAATGTCCCTAGCGATCAGTTTGAGGGAGAAATCTCCGCTAAATATATAAATCATGGCAATGGACTGCATAATGTACGCGGTGCTCTGCAGGTAAGAGCTTCAGGCGGCATAAAAATTGAAGATGGCAGTGTAGCTTTATCAATAAATCCAAACTCTGGTTTAATGCTAAAAGGAGACAAGCTGACAATAAGCCCTGTGTCCACTCCACCTATTAACTCAAAGGGGCAAAACTTAAGCGATGATGATGTGCTTTTGGTTTCTGATATATCAAGAGACAAGGTAACAGGTACCACTCTTCGCAATTTATATGACAACTATATTCGGCTTAAGGTGCCTCAAGCCGCCGGCGCAAAAAATCAAGTGCAATTTAAAGGAGCCTCTGGCTTTACATCGTCAGAAAGTTTAATATTTGATGAGAAACAAAGTACTTTGAATGTTTCCGGAAAAGTTAAAGGACACGAAATAGTTAGCTCCTTGTCGTTGCGTTGCAATGGCGCCGTATATAAGAACGTAACAAAAACCAATGAAGAGGAATATACAGTTGAGTCCGAAGACTATACCATCATTTGCGATACTTCGGCGAACTCGGTAAATATTCAACTTCCTGCTCCCTGTAATAATAAAGGTAGGATATTGATTATTAAAAAAATAGACTCGAATAAGCACAAATTTGCCTCTAATTACTTAAAATTAACTTGTGAAGATGGAAGAATAGATATCGGTAGTGAAGTTACTATTAAGATGAATTATTCGACTCGCACATTGCAGTGTGACGGAGAAAACTGGTGGATTATTGGCAGCAAGGGAAGCTAACCCCTATTTAACAAAACGGAGATTTACATGGATGGCATACAATAGCACGACAGGTAGTCAAATGTCGGGAGATATTCGATACGAAAATGATCCTGAAGACACCCAAATAGATTTTGAAAACGACTCGATTAAACTTAAAACAGGGGGATCTTATAGATTAGTGACTAACAATAGTCACGTATCAGCCTCGGTAAATATTTCTGGTGCCGCATTTTACGGTGATGGCTCAAACTTAACAAACCTTCCTGCTGCAGCAATTGTAACTTACAACACGTCAGGTGACAATAGAATCATTACATCTGTAAACTCAACTACAGTTCAAGGGGAATCACGGCTTACTTTTGACGGTGTAATGTTGCATGTTTCTGGTAACTTGAGAATGCAAAACACTGAGCCGAGACTTAAATTTTCAAATAGTGCTGGTACCGGCATGGGGGTTATTGGCTATAATAGTGCTAATAATATCCTAATTCAAAACGACTTACAAGATAGGCACATTGTTTTTAAAACTAATGATAATGGCACAATCAAAGAAGGATTCCGCTTGGACGGAGAAATTCCCGAAGTCGTCGTGAATCAAACTTCTGATTCGCTTGTTGATTTTCGAGTAGAGTCCGATAACAATGCGCACATGCTTTATGTGCAAGGCTCAACAGATAGAGTTGGTATTAACACAAATGCTCCATCACATCCGCTATCGGTTATTGGACACGTCTCCGCGTCTCTCGGTATCACAGGCTCCTCATTTCATGGAAATACAGAAGGCTTACATTATCCTATCAAGACAGTAACGGGCGCCTATACGGTTACGTTGTTGGATTATACAATATTAGTTAATACCAATTCTGGAAATATAACGGTTACACTTCCTGCTGCCAGTGCTGCCAAAAGAAAAATTTACAACATAAAAAAAGTTGATTCATCCAATACTTTAACAATCGCCACCGGCGGCGGAACTATTGACGGCGCAGTTAGCAAAACCCTCACCACTCTTCATGAGTCATTAAGTTTACATTCTAATGGCACTGATTGGTTTATAATTTAAAAGGAAAAAACAGATGACATATACTAAAACTGACGAAGAAAGCTCCTTGCTTGAGCCAGTCCTATCGGTTCACAGCGCTGACATTGTTGCTTCTGTTAACGCTGCCTCTCCAGGTGATCGCTTTTTGGTTACTGATTCGACTGGCTTGAAAAAGGGAGTCTTAGTTGGCAGCTATCCAAACACGATCAAAGTTGGTAACGCCAGATCACAAACAAACAACACAGGTACAATGGGCGCCTTATCGGCACTAAATCACACCTTATACGGCTTAAGCCTTAAGGAGACTGGTGGAACCCCGTATGATAATTCAAGTGGGTTCCTTTGGTCGGAAATGGTAAGCTTCTTAAGTCAATCACAAGACACCAATATCAAAGTATTTGCAATGGTGGCGCCCAGAGCACAGATTGCATCAGAAAGTGTTGACAGATGGGGTGTAAGAGGCGGCTACCACGCGGGTACATATAGGTTTATTGAGCCCCATGACTCGGCAGCGCGTAAATATACTGCAGCAGCCATAGAATTGTCAAACTTGTCTAAAACTTATCCTAACTTAATTGGCTTTACTATTGATGATTTCTCGTCTTATAATGACAATCAGTTACAAAATAATTATACTCGCGGCGATACCGCCGACATAGTTCGAGGTGCAAAACGTTGGAACAAGGATTTTCAATTTTGGCCGACACACTATGTGAAAGATGCTTTGATTAATGCAATTCCCTCCACTCGTATTGGTTTTACCTATAGTTTCCCCACGCTTGCAAATGAATATATCGGAGCAACCCACACTTTTAAATTAAAAAGCCCCCTTCCGACGTCTGCCTCTTTAGAATTCTTACATTCCGACACAAATGATCAAGCCGGTCATCCGAATATTAAAAAATATGTGTGGTTAAATTCACAATTAGTTTATAGTGACTCGGTTCAAAACGATGAAAGGATTGAAGTTTTCTCCCAAGAAATTAGCTCCCATTTAGTCACAGGGAGCAATGAGATAAGAATGTACCTCAGCAGCAGCACTGATACAAACGAATTTCAAAAGCGCGTCTTTTCTGTTGGCGATATTCGACTTCTTACAAATCTGGCAGGAGATAGAGAAATTTCGCGACAAAACGGTAGGATTGGAGAACCAGTGTTTGACATAAATGGCGGTGTCACCTTAAGCGCATCCGCGGCTGGTCATTATAACGGTAGATATATGGCGGAAACTAATGAAAGATATCGATATGTCGCTGAATGCCCACGCGCAGTTGTTGTTTATGGAAACCATACCGGCGCAATACAAGCACGCCTGCCAGATATTTTTGCTTCTTATCGACGTACATGTCCGAACACTGGAATATTACACACGCAGCAAGGATTCTTGTTTGATGATTCAATTCCTCCGGAAAGTATTGAACAAAAATTTAGATCTGGATCTGCGCATTCAGACGGGGTATTGGTGTGGAATTATCCACTTTACTTGCAGCCTACCCCTGTCTCTGGAATTTTTGAACAAAGAGCAGATACATCAACAAAGTATGATATACAAACTACCTTTCCTCGATATCAATTAGCAGTTAGAGGACATTATCAGCGCTTCACCACTAAATTAGCTTACGGTCCCGGTACCTTGTACTTTAAAGTGGCACATGCGGGCGGCTATCCTGATTATTGGCTAACAGCGGTAGGAGTCTCAGGCTCAGGTACGGGCTCACATGGAGTTGCAGATCCTCCATTTTATTTAAACACGTCTGCCTCCGGAGGACAGAACGAGGCATCTTGGGCAACGACACATACAATTACAGCATCCCTTACTTCATCTACTAAAATTGTTTTTGAAACTGACGTTAATTCTGCATACGGAGACAGCTATACGCAGGTTCATTTTAGTGGGACTGCCGGTGGAATCCACCTTAGTGCATCCGCATGGGATTTTGATAGTGGCGTTACAGGAAGTGCAATGACATCGCTGTATACTTCGGTAAAAGACTATTATGCCGAGATCGCTAATGCCGGCACAAACTATAATAATAGAATCATAACACGCAACAGTTCCGGCGGATGGGATGTGTATGTTCCGTCAGATGGAGATCGTGTATATGTGGCTGCTGATAAAGAAGAGAGAGTATATGTAGCTAGCACTGATAGTTGGGACAGCTTAAGTCGAATAGCAGAAAAAGGACTTACTGTTAGCGGCTCACTTAGCGTAACTAAAGCAGTGATACGAAAAGGCTTGTTTCATGCATCGAGAGATGCCACAGCAAGTTTTGATTGGACACCAAGCTTCCAGTCAGCATCTTTGTCTTGGGATAATTATCCACGCTTGGATACTGATTACTATTCTGCCTCCATGGATCAGGTTCACATAATGGAATCGGGAGATTACAAGATAGCATATGGAGTGTCATGGCATCAAAGCGGCGGAGACTCTATGGTTACCGGCTCCTTGAAAACATACATTGCAACATCTAGCTTCGCAGCAGGTTCTGGATCAGCCGCAAATACCTCGTCGATAGGAACACTTGCGAATTCCCTAAATTATGCTAGAATAGAAGGCCCTCAAGGTGGTGCATCGCGTGGCTCTAATTCTGCCGCGTTCATGGCATCCCTTAGTACCAATGATGTTTTAAGGCTTTATGTAGAGCACGACTATGGACACACACCAGCACGAGCTTCAACGGTAGCGCGTCAGGCATGGATTATCATTGAAAAAGTATGAAAGTAAAAAAATGGGTTTTCATGCATCACAGCACTATTTATTTTTGAAATATGTTGTGATTTAGGAGATACTACATGTCTAATTTGCTTAATGAAGCCATCGTTGATGCCAAAGCTCTGCGCGATGCAGCCTTAAAAAATGCCGAAACTATCGTAATCGAGAAGTATTCGAGTGAAGTGAGGAATACCTTGGACAAATTACTGGAACAAGACGATCCACTGGCACTTGATGCTGATTTAGGACTAGATTCCGAAGTTGCCTTGGACGCTGGTGACACAATATCTGGCGAAGCGGCAGAAGAGGTTACGGAGGATGATATCCCACTAGCAGCTACAAACGATTTTGCTGAATTAGACGGAAAAAACTTAAACTCGTTCCCTGCCGATGGAGCCGAAGTAGAAATAGACATTAATTTAGGTGCTCTCCAGGAGAGTATTGATAATTTAGCTTCCGCACTAAGCGAAGATGATGAAGAAATGGATATTTCTGAAGATTTTATTTCTGCATTAGTGGAAGAAGTCATTGAAGAAGCTAAGGGCGAGAAGGGAGATGCTGATCCTCTCGACGGCGCCAGAGCAAAATTTGACAAAGATCACGATGGAGTACCTGATGGCGCCGACAAAGATGAGGATGATCCAGATATCAGCGAAGATATGACTGTTGCCTCCGCTACTCCTAGTATTGGAACCGCTGATGAAGCTGATGCTGAAGAAAAAGAATTTGAAGCATCAGATGACGGCGGATTAGACGAAAATGAGGCTGAGAACATCGACATGGATTCTCTCGTCGACTCCATAATGGAAAAACTTACTGTCGATATGGGCGCCGATCTTGCTGGCTGGGCTGGCAGATCGTCTGACGATATGAAGCACCAAATCGAAAAAGAATTAGCACATCGTCGTAGTACAGATGTGGAAGAAGAATTAGAAACTTTGAAGAAAGCTCACGAAGAGTTGGTATTTGAAAATAACCAACTTAACGAGCAGAACAATAAGTATAAGCAAGCAACCCAGGAGCTGAAAGAAAATTTACAAGATGTAAATCTTTCGAATGCTCGTTTGCTTTACACGAACCGAGTATTGAGAAATACCTCCTTGAATGAGCGACAAAAAGAAAAGATTGTCGAAGCGATTTCTGGCGCCGGTTCAGTAGCAGAAGCACGTACGATATATGATACGCTTCAAAGCACAGTGGAGGCAGCACCTAAGCGCAGCCCACAATCACTGAGCGAAGCAATTGGTCGTCGTTCTACTGTTTTAAGGGCAACTCGTGAAGAGAAGCCTTCATCCGATCCTTTACAGGAACGTATGAAAAGACTAGCTGGAATAAAATAATCATATAAAAAAAGGAGGTGATTTAAAATGTCTAGTATTATCGATAGATTGACAGAAGGTGTTGTCAATCGTGATATGCGCGCCGAAGGCTCCGCTCTTCTTTCCAAGTGGGAGAAGACTGGTTTGCTCGAAGGTCTTGATAAAGATCGTCAGAGAAGTGCCATGGCTCGCTTGCTTGAAAACCAAGCAAAAGAACTGCTCCGCGAAAGCAGCAGCATGAGCGCTGGAGATGTTGAGGGCTTCGCAGCCGTCGCGTTCCCCATCGTACGTCGTGTATTCGCAGGCTTGATCGCAAACGA